TGGCTGCCCGGCGATCTTCCTCCGCCTGGCTGGCTGTAATCTTCGTTGCTACTTCTGCGATACCGAGTTCGATGCGGACGCGCAAGACTACACCACGGCGGAATTGCAACAAACACTTGAAGCGCTGGTGCACAAGCATCAGTGCGACTTGATCGTAATTACGGGGGGCGAACCGATGTTGCAGCCCCTTTCATTGCTAATCGACTCGAACCAGGAAGTGGCCGAACCCGGAAAGATGGGAGCCAGCGGATGGGAGCCTCCCAAAATGCGCTGGCCTGGGCTATGCAACGTACGCTGGCAGATTGAAACGGCCGGGAGCATGTGGCCGGTGGCTGGCGTAACGGCATTTCCTATGCGCCGTGATTTGACCATCGTTTGCTCCCCGAAAACACCGCAACTGCACCGAGCCTTCACGACTTGGCCGCGCATCTACTGGAAGTACTTGATCGGTGCGCATGATGAAGTCAATCCCGAAACGGGCATCCCCATCGCCAGCACTCAAGCCCCCGATCGGACCGCCCCGCCCTTCTTCCCCCGCGAAGCGAACAAGCGGTTCATATTCATTCAGCCGCGCGACGATGGGAACCCGCAGTGGAACAAGGCGAACCAGGAGCGGGCCGCCGCCATCGCCATGCAGTACGGATACCGACTCAGCATTCAATTGCATAAGATCGTCGGGGTCGAATAAGCAACAATAAACGGGGCGCCTGAACTATGGCCTTATCCGGAGGACTGGAAGACAACGTCCTGACTATGTTATGTTGGGACGAAAAACATGCGGCGGAAGTCTTGTTACAGGTTCCGCCTGCATTGTTTTCCACGAAAACTTACAGGAAGATCGCCGAAGTCGCGGCCGCACACATTACGCAATACTCGCGGCCGCCCCGTGCGCATTTACGGGACCTGCTAGAGGATGATATGCGCCGAGGGGACGAGGGGATCGTCCTCCGGCGGATCGTTGACTCTATCGACCGATTGGTTCCGGAACTACAACCGCAATACGTTCTGGATCAATTGCACGAGTTCGTTGCGCTGCGCAAGATCAGCGCAGCCATTGAAAATGCATCCGATGCGGTAGTAGCTGGGGACCTCGAAAAGGCTAAGGAAGCGCTCTACTCTACAACATTTGAACACAAGGGTTCCCCCGGCATTTGGTTGCATGAACCAGACCAAGTCCTTGCGTTTCTGCAAGAGCGGGAGGAAGACTTCTTTTCTTCCGGAGTCGAAGTGCTGGATCGGCGCGGGGTGCGCCCTCGCCGGAAGACCCTGTTTCTGATCCTGGCTCCGAAGAAGTCGGGAAAGTCCTGGTGGCTGGCGGAAATGGGGAAACGGAACATTCTGGCTCGAAAACGAGTGTTGCATATCACGCTGGAAATGTCAGAGGAAGATTGCGCGCAACGATACGTGCAAGCCCTCTATGCCATGACTGCCAACCAGGAAGCATCGGTGCGTTATCCGATCTTCAAGCGGGATCAGCTTGGGCGGTGCACGGGGATTGACTTCGATACGCGAGTTCCGCAACAAATCAACAATGATAGCCGGGCGGAAGTAGCCGCAAAACTGGAACGACTGCGCAACCGACCGCCCTTGCTGATAAAAGAGTTCCCGACCGGATCGTTAACCGTTGCGCAATTGCGCGCCTTCCTCGACACGCTGGAAAAGCGCGATGACTTCAAGCCTGATTTGGTGTTAATCGACTACCCGAAACTAATGAAGCATGACCTAAATAACATGCGGCTCTCCCTCGGGCGTGGGCTGGAAGAATTGCGCGGCCTGGCGATGGAACGGGATTTCGCCTTGGTCTGCCCGGCGCAGGGCAATCGGCAATCCGAGGGAGCCAAAGTCGTTTCCTCGACGATGCTTGGGGAGGATTGGAGCATGTCCCAAACATGCGACATTCTTTGCTCTCTTTCCCGCACAAAGTCGGAACGTAACGTTGGTCTGGCGCGGATATTCGTCGATGCCGCCCGCAAGGTTGAGGACAAATATCTTGTTATGGTTTCGCAAAGCTACCCGACCGGGCAATTCTGCCTTGACTCCGTTTACATGTCGAAATATATTGAGGAAGAAGTCGCGCGGGTGGTCGGGGAAACAGGCGGTGACGCGGATGATGACGAATGACCATTGATCCCCGCGCAATCAAACGTTTCCTGGACGCGGTCCCCCCGGAACTGCCGCGGTTCAAGGGACGCACGCCGCTGGACCTGGAGCGGATCATTTATGATTGCACGGGGAGTCACTATCAGGAAAAGAACAAGTCCCGCCCGCACCAATTGGAGGGGACGGCGTTCGCCTTGTATAAGCGGCGCAGTCTCTTATTCTACTGGATGCGGCTCGGCAAAGCGTTGCGGCAGGATTGGCCCGTTGCTACCCCGCAAGGATGGAGGGCGATCGGGGAATTACGGCCAGGGGATTACGTTATTGGCCGTGATGGGCGTGCCACCAAGGTCCATGCAGTTTATCCGCAAGGAATGCGGCCCATGTATCGGGTCACATTTACGGACGGCGCAACGACTGTATGTGATCCCGAACATGTCTGGGTAGTCAACCATCCCCGCCGCATTCATTTAGGATTGGCTCCGCAAGAAAAGACTTTGTCGCAAATCTTATACGAAGGACTGCGCGATCCTGTTTCGCGGACCTACAAGCATGGTATTCCGCTCACGCAGCCCGTGGAATATCCGAAACGATACCTGCCCATTGACCCTTACACAATGGGGGCTTTCCTGGGGGACGGCTGCTCCGCCGGTGCAAATTTGAACATCACCACCGATGCAGAAATCATTAGCAGGCTTGTATTACCCGCTGGCGTGCATATGCGAGTCGTTGCGCAAGAGTCGCCGGGGATTGCTACGGGCTACTTCCTGGGATGCAACCGGAGCAATCCATTTCGCAACGCTTTACAAGCATTCGGGCTAATGGATCATCGCGCAGACGTTAAGTTTATTCCAGATACTTACATGACCGCATCTATCCAGCAACGCCGCGCATTGCTCGCCGGCTTGTTAGATACAGATGGTTGGGTGCAGGGAACAAGCAATACTCAATGGGGATCGACTGGCTTACAGTTAGCGAACCAAATGCAAACTCTAGTGCGCTCCTTAGGTGGAACAGCGAAACTAAACAAACGTAAGACGAGTCATGAATATAAAGGGGAAAAACGAAGCGGAAAGGACTACCATAGCATTAGCATCCGCTTACCTTTGGAGTTTGGTTGCCCATTCCGGCTAAAGCGCAAAGCGGAACGATGGGTCCCCCTCACGAAATACCAACCCAGGCGTGCTATTGCAACGATTGAACGCATAGAAGATGCGCAAGCGGTCTGCATCAAAGTCGCAGCGGATGATGGGCTATTTGTTATCCGTGATTACGTGGTGACCCACAATACCAAAATAGGACTGGACTGGTCCGCGCATCTGAAACGATCCGGCCTGGCGCGCGGGGGCAAGGGGCTGATCATTGCGCATGGCCCCGCTGGGGTGGATGTTTGGGAACGGCAGACCCACCTCCATTCGGACTTGGTTCCGCGACTGATACGGTCCGGCCCCGATGCGCGGGACGAGTTTGTGGATGCCTTGGAGGATGATAGCGACCTAGTCGTTATCGCCTGGTCAATGCTGCAAAGCCTGTTCACGGAAACCAGGATCAACCGCAAGGGCGTTCCCAAGGAATACGCGGACCTTACAGCCATCCGACTGGCCGCGCCGTATTTTAATCATTGCATCATCGACGAAACTCATTTCGTTTCCAATTCCAATACTCTGCGCTTCCACATTGGGGCCGAGTTATTGCTGAATTGCAAGCAACGCCTGGGGCTGACCGGCACGCCGGTGGGGCGCAACGCGTTTTCCGTATGGTCGCAAGCCTATCTGATCGACGAAGGCCGCACGCTCGGGACCAACTACTATTTCTTTGAAGCCGCTTTCGGAACGAAGAAGAAAAGCCATTTCAGCAAGAAAGGGGAAGTCACGGTTTTTGATAAAGCCAAACTCCCCATCTTGCACGAAAAGTTGGCCAGCATATCCTTGACCTACGGGAAAGGAGAAGTCAAGAGCGCGGAAGTATTCAATAATCAAGTCGACCTAACAATGCTGCCGATCCAGCGCCGGGCATACAACGCCCTCGCCGATGAAATAGCCACGGCATCCATGAATGATACTCGTATACACGGCATATTTCATCGAATGCGCATGATCGCCAGCGGCTACGATACGTTTGATGATGGGTCCGACTCACCTAAACGAATAGTTCATTTCGGAAGCATAAAGCTAAACTGGCTGACCGAATTGATGGAGGAAATGCCGCCCGAGGCACAAGCCGTGATCTTTCACGAGTACATCCATTCCGGGGAACTAATCTGCAAGATGCTACAGAAACTCAAGATCAGCCACGCGTGGGTCTATGGAAAGACCACCAACCCTGGGAAGGAAATAGCCAAATTTCAAAGCGGAGAGGTCCGCATATTGGTCGGCAACACCAGAACGATCGGCACCGCGGTCGATCTTCCCCAGGCTGACTATTTGTGTTTTTTCGAGAGTCCGTCGTCCCCCATCGTGCGCGCCCAGGCGCAGGAGCGGCCCATGGCTCGCGCCCTGGATCGGCCCCTATTCTTGGACGATCTAGTATGCGCGCCGATTGAGCAACGTATATTGAACATGCTGGCGGAGGGGAAGGACTTGTTAAACAGCCTGACCCGTGGGGGCAGAAAGCTAGCCGACTCGTTGCGCGCATAAGGAGAAGAAGCGTCATACTTACCGAAGATGATCGGCTATTGCGCGGCGTGCGCAAAGGAAGCCGGGGGAATGTACGCACCCGCGCCGATGGTGCGCTGCGTTGTCCGAAATGCCTTGCATACAGCGGCGATGGCTGGTTTTGTCCGGGAGGAAAATGCCCCCTGCGTATGTCTCCCAAATATGATCCCGCTACCGCACAAAAATACCTAAACCAATTGAACAAAAAGGCCGACCACACATGACCGAACATGCTGACAAGCCCGAGGGTCCGCAAGAGTTCATGCGCGTTCCCTGGCCAGAAATCGCGCGACATTCGCGGCGGGTGGCCAGGACAATCCGCGCGGGCTGCGAAGCCCGGGGGAAGCCCGTGGATACAGTGCGCATCGTTGCGGTATCCCGTGGGGGGATGATCCCGGCCGCCATCGTG